GCACCATCTAATGTACCAATAGTTAAAGCACCATTCATTTGGAACTTCATATTACCTGTACCAGATGCTTCCTTACCAGCAGTAGAAATTTGTTCAGATAAATCAGCAGCAGGATATACAATCTCTCCTAACTTAACACTGTAATTTGGTAAGAATACTACACGTAACTTACCATCCATATCAGGATCAGTATTCACTACCTCTGCAATATTACAAATAAATTCTATAATCAATTTTGCCATGTAATAACCTGGTGCTGCTTTACCACCAAATATTACTGTTCTAGGTACTACATCAACACCATCCTTAATACGTAGATATTGATGAACAATCCATAGAGCAAGAAGATGCTGTCTCTTATATTCATGAATCCTCTTAACCTGTACATCAAATATACTATTGGGATCTACAGCAATACCAAGATTATCAAAAATATAAGTTGCTAAATTATGCTTACCAAGTAATTTTGTTTCTCCAATTTTTCTATTAAGATCTGGATCATACTGCTTCTCTTCTAATTTCTTGAGAGAATCCATATTGGTTACCCAATCAGAACCAACATATTCATCAAGTACTTCACTAAGTCCCGTATTAGAAGATGCAATCCATCTTCTAGGAGTAACTCCATTAGTTACATTTGTAAATTTATGAGGCCATAGATCATAAAATTCTGGCATCAATTGGGTCTTAACTAATTCAGAATGTAATGCTGCAACACCGTTCACATGATGAGATCCTACCGTAGCAAGATGTGCCATACGAACTGCCTTATTACCACGTTCATCAATGATAGACATTCTCTCCAACATATTATCATCAGCAGGATAATGAAGTCTTACTACTTGTAAAAATCTTCTATTAATCTCATAAATGATCTCCATGTGTCTTGGTAGAAGAGTCTTGAATAATTTCAAATCCCACTTCTCTAATGCTTCTGGTAATAATGTATGATTAGTATATGCAACAGACTGAGTTACAATCTCCCATGCATTCTCCCACTCAAGATGTCTTTCATCTACAAGTAATCTCATCAACTCTGCTACTGCAATAGCAGGATGAGTATCATTTAACTGAACCTGCCAATGATGTGGGAAATCTTCTACAGGATATCCACGTTTTTCTAAACTTCTAATCATATCTTGAAGAGAAGCACTAACAAAAAAGAACTGTTGTTTTAATCTCAATTCTTTACCCTGATCAGTTCCATCATTAGGATAAAGAACTTTAGAGATAGTCTCTGATGTAACACTCTGCTCTACTGATCCCATATAGTCACCTATATTGAATGCATAGAAATCAAATGTCTCAGTAGCATCTGCTCTCCACAATCTCAACCTATTACAATTATTAACTCTATATCCCAATTGAAGAATATCATAAGGAACAGCAATAACCTGTTCATCAGGAACCCAACGTACTCTATAGTTTCCTCTATCTGAAACATAGTTCTCTACTCGTCCACCAAATCCAACATGAACTGATTCATCTGGATGACAAAGTTCCCAAGGCCATTCTCCATGTAACCAATTATCTGTAACCTCTATCTGTTGATTATCTCTTATCTGTTGCTTGAATATACCATACTTATATCTTATACCATAACCAGTAGCAGGTACTTGCAAAGTTGCTAGGGAATCCATATAACATGCTGCTAGTCTTCCTAGACCACCATTACCCAATCCAGGTTCTTCTGCTACATCTAATATCTGATCTATCGTATATCCAAATGATTCTAATGCTTCTTCTGCTTCCTTTCTTATACCTAAACTAATAAGATTATTACCAAGTTGAGGACCAATTAAAAATTCTGCTGATAGATATGCAACCTCCTTTCCAGTAGGTGGTTCCATAGACAACCAATAATTCATCATCTGATCTCTTACAGCATAACTTAATGCCATATAGATATCATGAATCGATGCTGTATCAGGACGTTTTCCTAATGTATAGAAAAGACGTTCATTAATACCATTATAAAGACTATTAGGATTCGTCAACTTTCTTTTTCTTGCTACCTATATTATACTTCGTCTCTAGTATCCAATCTCCTTTATCTTTATATGCTAATACTTTAATCTGATTTAAAGGTGCTATGTCTTGAACTTTCTCTACATCTACAATACTAACCAATCCCCAGTCAGCAATAAGTTGAGCAATACGATTCCTACGCTGGACATCATTAGCAGTAAGATTAGCATGTTTTCCATCAAGGGCAAAAAGTTCCTTGAAGTGTACAAGATAATACCTTCCTTGCTTATGTAAAATATGACATGATTGATATATCTTCTTCTCTTTTCTGGATGCTACTCCAATTCTTGTTAAAGTCTCACGAACTTTTAGAAAGTCATCTGGTTCACTAAGAACCACTTCTACCATTTTATCGGGCGACCATTTTACTTCAGGCTCTTGGACCACACTCATTGTCTTCCTCCAGTTTCAAATTTAGATTTTATAAAATTAAGTTGTTCTTTTGTGAGAATTCGTAGAGCCTGTTTTGCCTTTTCGTTACTATAACCATAATAACGTTTTACCAAGTCAAGATCTTTGATTTCATCTTTACGGAGCCAAGGAGCGAATCTCTTCTTTGCTCTCAGTGTATTTAGATAAAAATCATATTGAAGTTTTTTTGGTAAAAAATTATACTTATTCATCTCATTTGCAAACATAATTGCATCAAGATGTCCAGAGTAAATACGATTTACAATGTATGGTGAATACTCCTTTTCTAATGAAGGATCTTCATCAATTAAATTCTTTTTTGTTTGGTTAATTGAATTTAACCAGTCTTTCAATTCAGTCATGGTAAAGTGGGAGGATTCAATTCTGCTTCTCTAGCATCTCTTGCTACTCTTCTGTTATGACTCCAATAATCATATTTCTGCCATGTATAGTATACACCAATCAGAGTTCTTTTGACAAACTCTTCAAAAAATATCAATGAAATAAAAAAATAATCTTCTGGGGTTTTCATTTTGTAAGTTCCTTAATTTTATCCCTCCAATATGCTCTATCATCTTCAGAAATCCAAGGGTTATTTTTTTGTACCCAAGCATGTTGTAACCATTCTTTATCACTCCAATTCTTCTTAGGACCTAAATGATCTTTAAGAGTCATTCTCTCATTCTAATGATAATTCTGTTATTCTCATAATCAGCAGAGAACTCAAGTTCTACATCATGAGGCCACATTAATTCTTCATACAATGCATTAAGGCGATCCATATCTTCATACAGATCATTAATATGCCGTTGTTCGTCATCCATGTCATCCATTAAACAAATACCCCCGATAATTGATAATTGAGTAATAATAGTTCTTTACGTTTTTGTTGCTCACGCATATAATCACCTGTAGAACGCATACTATAAGTTAAATCATATTCAGCAGCATTCCAATCTTTAAATCTATCTCTTATTATTTGACTACTATTATATGAAACCATCATATCCATAGAATGTAAATTACAATCTTCAGCAAATTTGTCGTGATCAAAGTACTTATGCATTTCACCTCTTTTTCCATATATAGGGATCTTAATTTCATAAGGAGGATCTAAGTACATAAAAATACCATCATGTAATTCTTCCACCATCAAATAATTATATGAATGATTAGTTATTCTCCAATCTGATATGATCTCTGAGTACTCAGGTAATTTCTCAATGCCTCGAAACGAAAAATTACTATCACTTGCTTGAGAA